CTAACAACATAGATCTTAAGGTAACAATGCCAGATAACATTTTAGAAGTCTGGTATGGAGAGAAATGGAAGACAGCTAACTTTGAAAAGAGGCTAATAACACTCTGTAAGAATATAGAGCTTGCTAGACAGGGCTTTGAACTAGGTAAACATAAAACATCTAAGAAAATAGCAGATGGTGTTTATATGGAGAGGGTACTATGAGTGATCTCAAATACATAGATGCCAAGGAGTTTATGGATATCGGTTTTCTGCAGGAAGCTAATAGGCTATTCTTTCATCCTAGGGGATTAGCTATGGAAGTGGTCAAAAACGACGACGGTACATATCGTTATGGAAAGATATGGGACTACAGAGACGATCCAGAGGGCATTATCTTCGATAATCTAGGTTCACAGGAAGCTAGAGACAAGGCTGACAGGGTCAATGATGAAGTCTATAAGCACCGAGCACACAGGATTGCGTTGCTAGGCACAGTAATACAGGAGGTAAAGTAATGGCTGGTGGAAGACCAAAGCTTTTAGATGAAGATCTACTTAAAGTAGCTAGAGACTATGTTGAAGAATCAGCTAACTTTGGTGGAGTTTATCTACCTACTATCGAAGGATTAGCACTGAAGCTTAAGATTAATAGAGATACAATATATGCTTGGGAAAGTAAAGGATTAATAGATGGAGCAGAGGATATTGATAGAGAGTTTTCCGACATCGTAGGAGAACTGAGATCATCCCAGGCAGAGAAGCTACTACAGTTCGGTCTTAATGGTAAATATAATGCTACTATAGCTAAGCTTGTATTATCTAAACATGGTTACGTTGATAAGAGAGAAGTAGAACATGATGTAACTCTCGATACTACAAGGGAGAAGATAGGAGCATTCTTAGATGACACAGACGATCCCGAAGACTCTGAAACCTCTGAGTCAGAAGACACTGAGTAAGTGGCACAAGCTTCTTAACGTCTTTACTGATGAATATGGCAATGGCTACACCTTTACTCCTACACAGATTAGGATAATAGATACAATCGCTAAGAGAAGGTTTCCTAGAACACAGTTAATACTACCTACTCAGTACGGTAAGTCTTTTGCCGTAGCTATGGGAATAATACTAAGGGTTACTACTAAACCTGAGAAGTGGGCTATAGTAGCACCATCACAGGATAAAGCAAGGATCATCATGGACTACATAATAGATCATATCTTTGATGATAAGGTCTTTTACGAACAGTTAGAGTTTGAAGATACCAAAGAGAAACTCAAACAACATAGATCAAGAGATCGTATTAGCTTTAGGAATGGTGGAGAGGTGAGAGTATTCTCTGCTGATGCTGGTAATACAAAGAACACAAAGAAAGCATTGATGGGTTATGGTGGAGCTAACATAATCCTAGACGAGTCTGCACAGATATCTGATGAACTCTACTCGACCGTTAAGCGTATGCTTGGTGGACATAAGGATAACTTCTTACTTGAGATAGGAAACCCATCATTTAGAAATCATTTTTACAGAACATGGCACGGTAAGAGATACCAGAAGATCTTTGTTGATTGCTGGATGGCTCTTAGAGAAGGTAGATATACAGAAGACTTCCTTAACGAGATGAAGGAGGAGGCTGGCTTTGAGTGGATGTATGAGTGTAAGTTCCCTGATGCTGACTCACTGCTACCTAATGGATACAGACAACTAGTTAGCTCTAATGCACTAGAGAAGGCTATGGTTGATGAGATAAAGCCTGATGATGAGGCTATCTTAGGCATAGATGTAGCTGGAACAGGATCTAACAAGACAGTGTTTGTTGTTCGTTTTCCTAAGACTGGCTATGCTTTTAAAGCTGATGAAACACTTAATGAAGATCCAGAAGCTCAAGCAGATATAGCTGAAAAGTTAATTAAGGAATATAACATCAAAGATTATCATGTTGGTGTAGATGCTGGAGGGGTAGGGCATGGTCTAGCATTTATCCTAAAGCGTAGGGGTTATCTAATACAGAACGTACTATTTGGTGAGCGAAAAGAGATGGGCGTACCTATTGCCAATGGCTTTGCGAACATCAAAGCTGTGCTGTTTTGGAGGATGAGAACGTGGATTATAAATGAAGGTGGTAGAATAAAAAGAGATAACAGCTTTATGGAAGTAGGCTGGATTGCATATAAACAAAACACTTCTTTAAAGGTGCAAATAGAACCAAAAGAAGCTATGATTAAAAGAAAGTCTGAAGAAGGCGTAAAAGTAGAATCACCAGATACAGCAGATGCTTTCGCATTAACTTTCATAGACACTAGTAGAATCGTAAGCGAAGAAGACTTCGATTTTGACTGATATAATATTAAACAAGAATTATAGATGGCAAGTTTCAAACAAATAATAGGTGAATTCGCCAATTCAGTATCCAAGAGAATGTATGGTCTTGGAGCAGAGGATAACGCAGACAACTTTAGATTCACCGAGATGTTTGGTGGATACAGGGAAAAGGGAGACTTAAACACTTTCACTGGTACTGTTTACGATTGTGTGAACCTTATCTCAGAGGTCGTTTCTCAGTACGAACCAGAGATATATAAAGGCGATAACGAGGAAGAGGAGAAACAACACGAACTCCTGAGTCTCATTCAGAACCCACAGCCTAACATACCTGCTGGTATTCGTGGCTCAGACCTTCTATATGGTACAGAAGCCTTCATCTTACTATCAGGTGAAGCTTTCTGGTATCTATCCCTTGGTGCTCAGACAAAGAAGCCTAAAGACATCATCCTACTAAACCCAGCCAAAATTGGTATATCTGTAGATAAGAAGGGCAACGTCATTGGTTATTTCACTAAGAAGGACGGTAAGCCAGATATCCCACTAGACATAGAAGAGATTATCCACCTTAAGACATTTAACCCTAAGAACCCTTATAGAGGGCTTAGTGTTATTAAGACTCATGCTGATGAGATAGCTACTGACGATTTCTCAGGGCAGTTCACTAAGAACTTCTTTAAAAACAATGCTGGCGTATCTGGTGTATTAGCTCTCGGTAACAATGAAAACATGATTAGCCCAGAGGCTTTCAAGAAGTTTACACAACAGTGGAGACAGAAGTACGAAGGAGTAGATAACGCTGGTAAGACTGCACTGCTAAGGTTCGGTGAGGCTTCGTTCACTAAGGTAGGGCTAGGTCTCGATCAGCTAGACATGACCGCTCTTAAAAAGATGACTAAGGATGACATCCTACAGGCGTTTAGAGTACCACTTCCACTATTAGGTAAGGCCGAAGGTACAGGACTTAACCAAGGATCTGTAGATGCTTTAGAGTATGTATTCGCTAAGTACAACATAGAGCCTAAGCTCGACATGATAGACGGTGCTCTTCAGTTAATGATTGATCGCTACTGGCCTGACCAACAGCTAAGAGTAGAGCATGAATCCACAATACCTGAGAATAAAGAGTTTGAGCAGAAGCAACAGATGGAATTCCTTAACAAGGTCATGACTGTTAATGAGGTTAGGGCACAGAACGGGCTAGATGAGGTTGATGGTGGCGATACACTATACGTTGAGACTAACCTACTACCTATTGGCACAGAGCTACAACCAATTGCCCCACCTAGTACAGAGGGCAAATCTATCAAACTAACTAGGGTAACTACTACTAAAGAAGAACAAGTGATGGTCGCTGGTAAGTCAGTATCTAAAGCTAGTGTTGCCAACTATAGGAGAGAGACCGAGAGACTACTGGCTGGCTATACCAAAGAAGTTAACCAAGCCCTACAACCGATCTTTGATGACCAAGAGAAGCAAGTGCTTGCTAAGGTTAATAAGAGCATGAAGAAGGCTGCCGAAGAAGAAGAGCTATTTGATGAGGAAGAGTCTAATAAGGAGATGGTCAAAGTAACTGCTCCAATTCTAGCTGGACTATTACTAGTACAAGGTAAGAGAGCCACTAACTTCGCAGGTGGTGATTCCGCTAAGTTCAAAGTTACTAGTGAAATGAAGAAAGCCCAAGAAGAAGAGCTACTATTTATGGCTAAAGAGTTTAACAAGAACAGTAATGTAACACTTAATGAGCTAATTGCAGAATCTAGAGCACTAGGAGAATCCAAAGCAGAGCTTAAAGCACGCATCGAAACAATGTTTGAAGAGATGAAGGGCTATAGAGCCGAAAGACTAGCTAGGTCTGAAACAGCTAGATCAGGTAACACCGCTGCTGTTGATGCCTATAAACAAACAGGCTTTGTAACTGGCAAGCAGTGGCACACTAACGATCCATGCCCATACTGTGCAGAGTTTGATGGCAAGATCATCGGTCTTGATGAGACTTTCGCTGTAGAGGGGCAAGAGATAGGAGATGGTAAGTCTACACTTGAGGTCTATCAGGATACAGAAGAACCACCACTCCACTTGAACTGTAAGTGCGATGTATTACCATACAGGGAGGAAATCTAGATGTCAGCTATTAAAAGAGGAAACGCAAGAACTTACGACATAACTGTCACTAACAGTGATGGTACGCCTAAGAACATAACAGGCTACACGTTCACTATGGCTGTTAAAAAGAAGCAAGGTATGACCAATGCCGATGCTGAGTTCGTAGCCACTGGATCTATTGTCAGTGCCGCCGCTGGTACTGCAAGGATCTCAGTGACGTCTTCACAGTTTGATATTCCAGCAGGGGTATACTATGCGGATATAAAAACCGTATACAGTGGGGAGGTTCAGAACTCGACAACCTTCACCATTGAAATAGTCGAAGCAATAACACTATAGCCATGTCAGATATAAATATTGAAATAGTTGAGAGTACACCAATCAACCTAGAGATTGTCGCCACAGGCCCAGCAGGGAGTGGTAGTGGAGGCGGTACAGTTGATAGCGTTGTGGCTGGGGATAATATTACTGTTGATGCTACAGATCCAGCGAATCCTATAGTATCGGCCGCCGATCAAACGTACAGCGAGTTTATATACAACTCTGGGGGCAGCCAGGTAAAAAACAGATACAACAGCTGGAGCGACCTTATCAATGAGATCCACAATGGCCAATACGGGCCATCAAGAATAACTTTTGAGCAGAACGAAACATTGCCTCCTGGCACATACAATTTAGATGACATAACCCTTAGAGGAAATGGTATACCAGTATTGGTAGGAGGTTTAATTATTACTACGACAGATGTGGTAATATCGAGCTGGGAAAACGCTAGGATAGAGGGTGGCTTAGGTATAGGAACAGCTGGTTCGACACCGTCTATTACTGTAAGTACTACATTTACTATAGAACTTGGGCGTGGAGCTGTAATATTTGGTGTAGGTTCAGCAGCCTTCATAAAGATGGTTGGTACTGGAACATTGATAGCCTACCTAGATACTGGTTCGGGTTTTTATAACTATGGCGCAGAACCGTTTGAGATGGTAAGCACCGCAGAGGCTACGATTTTTGCTAACCAGCCTAGTACAATATTGCCCAATGATGTGTTTAAAGGAACTACAACGGGTAGCCGATTGAAGATAATTGTGGGGTCTTCGGCTTCACAGGTTGATACCACTAGATCAGATGCCAACCTAAGCGGTGGGACAGCTAGTATCAGGTTAGCTGAGATGGCAGAACTAGTAAATTTTGATAACTCCACAAATGGCTTTACTGCTACTAATGTACAGGACGCTATAGAGGCTGTTGTTCCGTATACTGGGGCTACGACAGATGTTAACCTAGGGACTCACCAGCTAACAGTACACAACATAAGACCTGACGCTAGCGATGGGTTGCTCATAGAGTCTAGTGGCGGTGCTGACATAGCGTTGCTGGGTGCAGGTGGGGGGCAAAATGCTACTTTCTACGATGGTGTTAAATTAGATGGTTCAACTGCTAGTAGAATTCTCTCTACGGACGCTTCTAAGAACATTACAGCCCTTGATACGACCACATACCCATCTTTGACCGAACTAGCTTATGTGAAGGGAGTTACGAGTGCTATACAGACACAAATTGATGGCAAGATTTCAGCATCATCATCAAGCGTCCTAACAAACAAGACTCTCATAGCTTCTAGTAACGTAACCGAAGAGATAACATCTATTACTAGTTCTGCTACTCCTACCCCTACAGGAGGTAGTTTAAGGAATGCTTTTGATGTGACTGCACTAGCTGTAGGTGCTACATTCGGTGCTCCAAGCGGTACGCCAGTGCATAGGAACAAGCTCTGGATAACTATTAAAGACAATGGCGGTGCTCAAACTCTAGCATGGGACTCAATATACGTTGCTGGTGGCGTTGCACTTCCAACAACAACAGTAGCAGGAAAGATATTGAACCTAGGGTTCATCTATAACACCAATAACAGTCTTAACAAGTGGCAACTAGTCGCATCATCACAGGAGGCATAATATGTTTGAAGAAGAACAACCAATACTACCATTCAGTGTCAAAGACGAAGATGGAAATGTAGTCTACAGAGATAGTCTTACTTTCCCCGATGTTACAGCCATGCGTAATGCTTCTAAGGCTGAACGTGAGGAGGCTATGCAACAGCGCTACGAAGAGTGGCTTGCTATAAAGGAGGAGGCTGAAAGTACTCCCCAGGAGGATTAATGGCAGATCGTTATTGGGTTGGTGGATCAGGTAACTGGAATGCCACAGCAGGCACTAAATGGGCTACAACATCTGGTGGTGCAGGTGGTGCAGCAGTACCCACAGCTGCGGATGACGTGTATATTGACCTCGGGGCTGGTGTCGTTACTGTAACTATTCCTGCCTCCACTACAGTTGTGTGTCGTTCTCTTAACTTTGTTGATGGTACAGGCGGTGCGTTTACGGGTTCGTTCCAGTTCGCAGCTACTACGTCTGTTCTAACTATTGGTGATGCCACAGCTGGTGCTGGTAATAACGCCCTCAAGGTTGCCACTGGTATGACCGTAACGCTTACTGCTATCGGAACTATTAACTTCGTCTCCACATCGGGTACTCAACAGACAATCACTACTAATGGTAAGACAATGCCACATATGACCTTTGGTGGTGCTGGCTCAAGCTATGTTCTTGGTGGGACACTCACATCTAGCGGTGCATTAACCTTGAACAATGGTACGTTTGATACTGCTAACTATTCAATGACTTTATCGTCCCTAAGTGTTGGTGCGTCTAACACACGAACTCTGACACTTGGTTCATCCTCGATAACCTGTACTGCTACTTCAACCGCATTCTCATTCGGTAGTCTCCCAGGCTTGACCATGACCCCAAACACCGCAACTGTAACTTGTACTGGTGCAGTAGCTAGTTTCAATAATGTATTCGTTATAAATAGCTTCAACTGGCAAGGTCTTTCCTTTGTTATCTCTGGGGGAGGTCAAGGTCAACTTAACATCTCTGGAGCAACTATCGGTAGTTTGACTATAACTGGAGCAGCGGCCAAGACAGGTGCTTATATAATAAATGGTAGCTTCACATGTGGTGCGTTTACTATTAACCCTAACTCAACAGAAAACAGTTTACTAATATCATCTTCTACTAGGGGGACACCAGTAACTATCACTGCTTCTAGCCTAACTGCATCAAATCGTGTAGACTTCATGGATATTACGGGTGGTGGTGCAGCGACATGGACTACAGCTGCATCTGGAGCTACATACTTTGGTGATGCAGGTGGTAACTCTAATATCACATTCACTACACCAATCACTTGTTATGTTATAGGCTCTTCTTCAATGAACTGGAGTGACACAACTCGTTTCTCAAGTACGTCTGGTGGATCAGGCTCAACAGCCCGTGTACCACTGCCACAGGACAGTGTTGTATTAGATAGTAATACAGTCTTTACATCTGGTAGAACCATAACCCTAGATATGCCTAGAATGGGTAAGGATATATCAATTTCAGGTGTAGGGGCAGGTGGTGGGACAGCACCTAACTTCACCGCGAGCCAAGGTATAGACATATTCGGATCATGGAGCAATGATGGGACAGTAACTAATACATTCTCTACCGTTAACTTCACTTTCAGTGGTAGAGGAACACATACGCTTAACTTCGGTGGGCAAGCATTTGTAAATACCTCATTCGTTCACAATCACCCTGGTGGGACGTATACTTACAACTCTGCAATGACCACTAATGCATCTGGTAACTGGTCTCAAACTAATGGTTCAGTTAATACTAACGGCTATACGGTTACTGCTGGTATATTCGCCTCAAACAACTCTAATACCCGTTCCCTAACTACAGGTTCGTCTACATTCGCATCTCTAACTACTTCTGCGGGAACAGTATTCAACTTTGCTACCGCCACAGGATTTACTTTAAGTGCAACCTCAGCTACTATGACTTGGGTTTCTAGTACAAACTCAAGAACATTCAACCTAGCTGCTGGTCTTACTTGGGGTACACTGGATTACTCTAACTCTGGATCTACGGGAGCACTAGCTATGGTATGTGCTGGTACTCTTAATGTTTTGAAATTCTCAGATGCTACTAACGCAAGAACAATGACTATCTCTACTGCCAGCACAAACAACATAAAAGACTGGTCTGGGGTATTTGGTACATCTGGCAAGAACATGACGATCAACTCTAACGTAGGGGGTACTCAGAGAACAATAAGCATACCAGCTACTACTGTACAAACAGTGAACTACTGTACTTTCCAGGATATCAAGATCATCCAGCCCTATAAAATATTCGCCACCAACTCCACCAATACTTCTAACAATACCAACATTACATTTAGTGCTGCTCCATCGGCTCCTCTCCATAGACAGAGTAACTTCTCAACTGGTTCAGGCACATCTCAGTCAGCGTCATTTGCTAATACTACAGCCCCAGGCGACTTACTTGTTGCTACGTTGACTACCTACTCCGCTGTGAGTTCACTTGTCCCACCTACTGGGTTTACCCTAGCTAAACAAGCTAATCAAGGAACATCAGTATATATATATGTATATTATAAGGTGGCTGACGGCACGGAGACATCGATAACTTACTCGTGGACGACAAGTGTATCGAATGACCTAACAATCGAGGAGTGGTATAACTGGTCAGGTACCCCTACTCTGGATACTACCGATAGCAATGGATCGGCAAGTGGTGTTACCACTCTCTCTACAGGTTCTGGAGCAACAAACAGCTCCCAGCCTGGTCTTTCACTTGCCTGGCTTGGCGGTAGCAGTTTTTTAGGGGCTGAGACTGCAGTGCCCACAAACTCATTCCAATCAGACTATACCAACACAGCTGGTAGGCAAATTCACGCAGCGTTGCCACTAACCTCGGTGGCCTCACGAACAACCACGTTCTCATGGACATCAAGCCGTGTCCCTGTCTCAGTTTTAGTCAACTTCGTAACAACCTCAACTGCTACGGGTAACTTCTTCTTGTTCTTTTAAAAGAAGTGCTACAATTAAATACATAACTAAAATAGAATTTATATGGATGATAACAAGATAGAACGAGAAGTAGGCGAGAAGGTTCAAGTTAGCCTTGGTCTTGATAACTCACTTACTAAAGATCTAGGTGATGGGATGCTTGAAACTGTGGTTACTACTACTGCTCTAGACCGTCACAATGAATCTATTGCCAGTGCTGGAGTTAATACCGATGGATATATGGCTAACCCTGTAGTCCTTTACGGACATGACTATGCTTCACTCCCTATTGGTAAGGCAATCTCTATAACTAAGAGTGATAACAGTGTAACAGCTAAATTCCAACTAGCTATTAAAGAATACCCCTTCGCTAAGACCGTATATGACCTAATCAAAGGTGGTTACTTAAATGCTGTATCTATCGGTGGTGTTGTTAAGGAATGGTCTAAGGACATGAAGACTATTATGCAGATGGATATGGTCGAGTTCTCAGTCGTCCCAGTTCCAGCCAACCCTGAAGCTATCATCACTGGACGATCTTTTGAAGATATTACTGGGAAGAGTGTTGAACAGTTCAACAAAGAGTGCCAACAGGCGTTTAAGGCTACAATGCTTGACAAAGTTAAACATATTCCTAATAATGAAATGCAGACGACTATCAAGGTCTTAGACAATTTGATAGCCACCCTCAAGGAAGTCGAAAACGACGAATCCTCCGCAGGTGAACTAATAGCCGAAGCTCCAGAGCTAAAGCATATAAAGAAAGTCCGTAAGGTACAACTACTCAAAGATATACATAAAGAGTCCGAGAGAGGCTTACGAACTATAAAACTTAAACTCAAGGAATAAAACTAAATGAGTGAAATTACAGAAAAAGAGGTGACTCTAGAGATCACCGAAAAAGAGCTTGCTCAGGTAACTGATGCAGTCAAAGACGGACTAAACATCCAAGAGTCTATTGATGAGGCTGTAAAAGGTGCTACTTCTGAAGCAGTCAAAGAAGCTATCGAAGCTTACAAGGCTAGTACAGAAGAAGTTATCCAAAAAGATGTCATCACCAAAGACGGTGAAGAGGTTGACTCTATCCAAAAAGGACTAGAAGCTGGTCTTTTCTCAGAAGAAATCGTCAAAGAAGCTAAGGAAATGAGGCTTGCAAAAGCTGTTCGTGCCTTGGTTAACGGAGACTCTTCTTACCTAAAGGAATACAACCGTTACTCTATCGCTGCCCGTGAAAAGGCTGCATATGCTAACGAAACTGTAGACGCTGATGGTGGATACCTAGTACCAGACCCTTACTTTGATACTGAGGTTTACAATAACCTTCCAAAGTATGGTGTTGCTATCACTGATGCTGATGTTCGTACTGTATTCCAGAATGCAATGTACGCAACTAGCCTTGACACTGGCCTAACAGCCTACAAGGTTGCTGAAGCTGCTGCTGCAACATCAAGCAAAGCTACTATCTCTCAAAAGCTAGTACAGCTTGATAAGTATGTAATCGTAGTGCCTGTAACTGATGAGCTTTCTGCTGACTCAGCTATCGACCTATGGAACATCCTTTCACAGGAAGTATCTCGTGAATACGCTAGAATCCTAGATGTAATCACATTTACTGATAGTTCTACTGGTATTCTACGAACTACTGGTGTTACTACTAAGGCTATCGCTTCAGGCGGTGCTGGTACTACAGTAACATGGTCTGACTTCCTCGCTGCTGAAGGTAAGCTAGAAGATGGTCTTGATACATCTGCTTACGCTTGGTACATGAGAAAAGAATCTTACTTTGGTCTACTACAGACTAAGGGTACAACTAACGATGCTTACCTAGCTGGATCTCTTAATACTAACTTCGTGCCTAACATGGGTGCAGTTACTATGCCATGGGGAACTCCAGTCAAATTTGTTCGTGTTCTACCTAAGACTTCTGAAGTTGGAACTAACGCTGGATTCGCAGTATTCGCAAATCTTAAAGACTACAAGCTTTACACAAAGCAAGGTCTTCAGATGGAAGTCTTCAATGCTGGTATCGTCAAAGATACTGGTGGAACAGACTACAACCTTATTACTCAAAGTGGTAAGGCAATGCGTGCGAGTTGGAGAGCTGTCGGTGTATTACCTAAAGGTAACGCTCCAAAGATGGTTGTCCTTGGGACTGGCACCGTGAGCTGAGCAGGAACTGTTGATTAATTAACAGTGTTCAGTTATAATCTAGGGTATGGAAACATACCCTATTTTTTATTGTGAAGATGATGGTTTATACCACAAGAAATGTGCCGTATGTGATAATCACATTACGCACCAGTATAAGAGCCAGATTAAACAGAGGACTTGTGGTCATTCTTGTCAGATGATGGGCAACAAGTGGAGAACTGGGCATAAACCGTCAAATGCTTTTAGAAGCGAAGATGTTAGTGGTAAGAACAACGTCAACTGGAAAGGTGGGGTGACACCTATCATGGAGAAGATAAGAAAGCTTAGGGTATATATTAAATGGCGTACTGCAGTATACGAAAGAGACGATTATACTTGCCAACACTGTGGCCAAAGGGGTGGCGTGCTAAATGCAGACCACATCTATCTGTTCAGTAAGATAATAGAAGACTATAATATCAAATCCGTAGAGGATGCGAAGGCTTGTGACAAACTATGGGACGTGTCCAACGGACAGACCCTATGCAAATCATGTCATAACAAGAAGACCACTGTTGATCTAGTCCATGTCTACAAAGATCCTGAGCGTATGAGGGGTTTAAATCGCAAGGGTGGAATACCTGGTAGAAAATGGAAGGAAAAAACGAATAAGTAGTGATACAATTACACTTATGTTAGACGGGGCGACAATACATAACTCAGCAATACTCAAACCAGAGTTTATAAAATGCAGTTATCGCAGACAATATGGAAACCACGCCTACGTCAAAGATAAAACTAAAAACAAGCATCAATGTATTGAATGCGGTATTATAAGGGAAGATTATGTACACAAACACAACGCTAGTAAGCCAACAGCTCCAAAGGGATTTAACGGACAACGAAACGGGTTTACTAACAACCCTCATCCCAGCAATAGACGTATGGATTGATGGTGATTTAAACACCACTTTCCAAGAATCAGAAGCTGAGTCCAGATATTATGACGTAGAGGGTAGATATATCTCAATTGAGCCTTGTACAAACATTTCTGCTGTATCAGTGGTAGATTGGTATAGGAATGTCATTGTGACTTATACATCACCTAATGAGTATGAAGCTTTACCGCTGAACAAAACTGTCAAGACCCAAATAAGGCTAAGATACTGTCCAATAGTCGCAGATGGGTCTATAAAAGTCACTGCTACCTTCTCTCAGTATGATGATGGAGTACCAGAGGACATCCAGATAGCCGCCACAAGGATCGCTGCTGGACTAATTGGACGCTCTGCTAGTGGTGCTGAGACTTCTGGGGTAGTTAAAGAGTCAATCGAAGGATATTCTGTTGATTATGGCTCTGATGGTACGATCTCATACATAGCCATGTCAGATCCTATCGTTAAAGGCATTTTAGAGGGCTATAGAGAGCCGTTACTATAAAAGATGATAGATATTACGCCTAAGCTCACTCAAACGTGTTACAAGGTCAATGCGAGCCGAAATCAGTATGGTGATAGTACTTGGTCTTCAGTCGGTACGACAGCTATTCCTTGCCTATATAGAGATATATCAACGCTAGGACAGTCTTCAGCTAACCGAGAAGAGGTAACTTTAGACGGTTTATTCTGGCTAGACTCAGATCAGACTGTTAATAAGGCTGATATTTATAAGATCGGTACAGAATACATACGAATTGAACGTGTTATCCCAGCTAGAGATAGGTTAAGAAGTAACACAGTCGCTTTTTACAAGTGTGAAGTGACTAAACAGAGGCAAATATCGTAATGGCACAGGTTAAACTTATCAAGGAACGTGCTGAATTCGAGAGAAAGAACCGTGATTTTAAAGAAATTGCTATGTCATCTATGGCACAGGACATTGAGATTCACATAAAAACAGGGCGAACACCAGTTAAAACAGGTAATTTGAAGCAATTAGTCAGGCACACGAGGACTCAAAACGGCTTTAAAGTAGAGTCAAATGCTGACTATTCTGCTGTCCAGGAGCTTGGAAAACGCTCTGGATCAAGGGAATTTAAGAACTATACTACTGCTGGAACAGGTAAGGGGTGGTTTAAAGCAGCGATTGATGCTGTCGAGAAGAATAGAGTAAGCTATATAGAAAAGGCTAAGAGGAGTGCAAGGCTATGATTGGATACAATGCAGATTTAGACACAGAACTAACTACCTTGCTACAAGACCTTGGTTTTGGAACAGTAGGGACAACAATATTCAACGGGGAACTACCCCAGGGCATTGTTAAGGGATTATTTATAGTCCCAAGCCCAGGTAGAAGCCCAGAAAACTACATAGATCATGAATACATAACCATAGACTTCTGGTATAGAACACCTGATACCAGGGAAGGAAAAGAGACAATGAGGTCATTGTTCACACAGCTTCACAGAAAGTATAATTACGATACAACCAATTGGCATATTTACTTTAGTGAAGCCATTGGTAATGTCGTAGATATGGATAGAGACGCTGAAGGTGGCAAGCTTCTCAGGCTTAGTGTACAATTCATATGTAGAAACTTAAATAGTATTTCTTAAGGAGAATTAAAAAGAAATGGCAAGTACAGATGTAATAATTGCAGGGCCACAAACCCTAACCCTAGATGGGGTTGATATGGGACACACTCTTGACGGGTTTACAGTTACTGTGGATCGTCAATTTGCTGATGTTCTAGTTGATAAGTATGGTTCAATGCCACTTGATAAGGTACTAACAGGTAGCGGACTACAGATTAAGGTAAAGCTAGCTGAGTCTACCTACCGACAATTTGATGCCGCTTTCCCAGAAGGTGCTCAATATGATGGTGCTGGGAACCTAGATCGTGTTGGATTCGGTACAGATGCTGGTTACAAACTAAGCACTGATGCTAGATTACTACGTCTTCACCCGAAGAACCTAGCTACTAGCAACACTACTAAAGACTTCGTTGTGTACAAGGCTGTATCAACTGAAGCAGTAGAGATTCCTCTACAGATAGATAATCAACAGGTATTAGAGGTAACATTTACCGCTTTAGTAGACGAAGAGTTTGAAACTGGACGAAGACTTGGACACTACGGTTCATCAGACGTTTCTTAAAGTTAAGTTAAAGAGGGGGTTAGCATGGGTGAAGTTATTGATCTCGACGCATTAGTACCAGAGTCAAGAATCGTAAAGATTGGTGGCAAGGAGATCGAAATACCTCCCCCCAAAACCCAACAGGTGATGGAACTTGGTGTACTTGGGCAGTCTATGCAAGGCGTAGATCCTAAGAACGTCACTGAAGTTACTGAGATGTATAACAAGATGAGTGATATCATCTGCAAGATTGTCCCAGACTTATCTGGAATAGATTTAGTTCCAGAACAAGTTATTGCCCTATTCGAGATCATCACTGAGATGGCTACGCCTAAAAATGCTACCGAACTCGCCAAGAGAGGTATCGACACGAACACCCCAAAAGCTCCGTAACTAAACTTGTGCCTATGGTAGCCGTATTCATGAGAATGTATAAGGGCTATACAGTAAGAGACGTAATGGATGAGTATGCCATTACGTTTTCTTCTTTACTGGAAGAAGGTTTTAGGCAGGAAGCCAGAGATAACTTGATGAAAGCTCATTTGGCAATGGCCCCAGAGATGAAAGGTGAAGACTGGAAGAATGTAGTCCGAGACCTCAAGAATGCTAGCCTATCCCCAGATGATATACTTAATACTAAAAGCACACCAGGTGCAGAAGAACAATTAAAACAGGCGTTAAAATAGCAAAATGGCCACAGAAATAGGAAAACTTTACTACGATCTAACCATAGATGATAAGGGTCTGAAGTCTGGGTTAACAAGTGCAGACAAAGACGTATCTGGCTTCGGGTCTAAGTTTGCTGGCATGGGGAAGGCTGTGGCAGCAGGTGCTGTCGTTGCTGGCGTAGCTGTAACTGCTTTTGGAGTCTCTTCAGTCAAGGCTTTTAGCGAATCCCAAGATGCTATTACTCAGACAAATGCCGTATTAGAATCTACTGGTGGGATAGCTGGTGTTACGGCTGACATGGTAGATAAATTAGCCTCTAGCATTCAAAATAACTCCAAATTCAGCGACGAGCAAGTACGCTCTGCTGAGAATATGCTCTTAACATTTACTAAGATTGGTAAGGACGTATTCCCAGAGGCCACTCAAGCCGTTGCAGATATGGCTCAAGCAATGGGCCAAGATCTTACCAGTACTTCTATACAGGTAGGTAAGGCACTACAAGATCCCGTTAAGGGGGTAACAGCCTTGCAGCGTGTTGGTGTTAGACTAACCGACGATCAGAAGAAGTTAGTTGAACAGATGGTAGCTACTGGCGATACTGCTGGGGCACAAAAGCTAATCTTGGCGGAGCTAAAGACTGAGTTTGGTGGATCTGCTGAGGCGGCTGGGAAAACTTTTGCTGGTTCATTAGAGAAAGCTAAGAACAAACTAAATGATCTCCAAGAAGCTATTGGCGAATCAATAGTTAAGTATCTTGGTCCACTTGTTGATAAGTTTAATGAATGGTTTGATAGTGCTGGCGGTGTAGACGGGATAATGCAGAGTCTTAGAGATACATTTACTTCGGTCAAAGATGAACTATCTAAGCTGTGGCAGACATTCTTAAACGTATATAACACTATTGTAAGGAACATAATGCCTATACTAGTTGCCCTAAAATTTGCCTGGGACACCCTATACCCTCCTATAGCTACTCTGATAAGTACGTTGATGGATAGATTATGGCCAGCACTAAACCAGATATGGCAAGCAGTGCAAAGATTGTGGGATGCCCTGAACCCTGGTTTAACCTATGCACTTGGGCTGGTGGCAGCGATAGTCGGCGGTACTTTACTAGCAGGATTGTGGCTCGGAGTGAATATCTTAAACATCTTTATAAGCGTAGTAAGCTTCTTGATAGGGGTATTGGCAGACCTAGTCGGCTGGATATCTAATGTCATTGGTTGGATTGGTAATCTTGCTGTTGTTGTATGGAGTGCTTTTGGAGGTATGAAAGATGCTATTGTAAAAGCCTTCCAGTGGGCTTATGACAAAGCCAAGTCCATTTGGGGCGGTATTACTTCGTTCTTTGCTGGTATCGGCGATGGGATAAAGTCAGCGATAAGTGGAGCTATGGAGGGGGTCAAGGATATAGTGAGAGCAGCGGTTAATTGGATAATTGATAAGGCTAACTTTGCAATTAGAGGGGTAAACAAAGCTTCCCCTCCTGGAGTCCCAGAAATCGGGGAAATCCCAAAGCTTAGAACAGGTGTAGAGAACTTCGCTGGTGGGCTAGCCTTTGTTCACAAAGGAGAAATGCTTATGAACCTAGCACCAGGCACAGATGTGGTAAAGAAATCTGATGTAGGAGCGATGATGGCCAACTCTGGCGGTGGTAATAACATAACTATCAACCTCGATGGCATAATGACTGAAAGCAGGGATGGTACACGAAGGGTCGCTCAGAACCTAGTAAGTGCCCTGAACGAAAGCTTAAGAGCACAAGGTAAACAGGAGATAGGAGTTTAATATGGCTAATTCATACGATGGAATCTACTTAAACGGTACTCAATTGCCACCATACTTAGAGTTAAAGACAACTCCAGTATCTAATGCGGCCAAAAACTACTCCCTTAATGGTACGCTTTACATTGACTACATGAATAACAGGCGTACATGGGAGATCAAGTGGGGTCTACTCACTAGAGATCAGGTACAAGTCCTCATCAACCTATATTACGCTCAATACTCCACTAGCACCCCTATAAGTCTAGGCATACCTGGGCTTAACCTAACAGCCAATGTATATATGATAATGTCCCCTGACAACATCAAGTACAATGGCCAGTACTCTGAAAACTTTACAGTGGTACTAGAAGAATTCTTAGCTATTAGTTAGATGCAAACAGTAACAGAAGAATACAAGGCAAAATCAAGGCAAGCGATTAGGCCGATAACATACAAAGTCTTAGCAAGTTTTAATAAGACATATAGCTCCTCGACTAACTTCTTCACTATTGGTACATCTACTATCGGTGGTAAGGACATAATTAAAGGTGAAAATACTGTTATCCAAGAGTGGGATAAGTACGATTATCAGGATATATCAGATCGTGTCCTATCTATTGAATATACTAGGGAGTCTGAGCCACCTATCGGAGCTGTTACTATGGCTATGGCTGATGTAGTTTTAGATAACCATGATGGTATTTTTGACCCTATCAATCAGAGTGGCCCTTGGTACGGCAGACTGGGTGCAGGACGGCCTTTTAGGCTTTACATGGGGTTTACTGGTGCTGAACAGATACAGATGTTTATAGGGTTGTCTGAAGGCGTTCCAGTGATAGATGAAAAGAACAAGACAGTACGCTTTCACCTACTAGATTTCATCAAAGCATTACAGGGGACTAAGTTAAATGAGTCTATTATTACAGTTACTCAACGAACAGACCAGGTTATAAGTACCGTTTTACAGGCCGCAGGGCTATCTACATCGCAGTTTTCACTAGATACTGGCTCTGTAGTCATACCTTTTGCCTATTTCCCTAAAGATTCAGATGTGGGGAAGATATTAAAAGACATCACACAAGCTGAACTAGGTGGCCTATATATGGATGAAAATGGCTTAATACGCTTTGAGAACAGGATAAACTGGGCTTCTCACACTAATGTCTGGGAGTTTACAGAGGATAATGTAATAGATATGTCATCTCCTGATGCCACCAAGGTAATAAACTCAGTTGAGATTAAGTCTGATGCACGCTCCCTACAGGATCTCCAGAAGGTTTATATATCAGGTGGGGCATTAAAGTTCACTGATGGTTCAAATACTCTAGCTGTGGGGGAAACTAAAGAAGCTTTTGTCGACTTCAAAGATGAAGATTCGAACGATCTACCTGTTACTGGGGTTGTTACCCCTACAAGTGGGACTATTAATACTTCTGGCTTCGATGGCAACACGGCGGAAGATGGATCGGGCACATCTGTCACTCTAACTCTAGCCTCAATATCTAAATTCTCTACCGCTGTTAAACTATCATTTACAAATGCTGGGACAAAGACAGCCTACGTTTCTAGGCTAGAACTGTGGGGCTATCCTGCACCCATAACCAACAGGGTCTACGCCCTAGTCGAAGACTCAACGTCTATAGATCAGTATGAGGTGCAGAGAGTATCAATCGAAAATAACTATATACAAGATGATAGTGCAGCCAACTCTATAGGGGCAATCATTATCAACGAACGTAAACAGATCGGAGCTGAGAGAACTATGGTTATTAAAGGAGTACCGCAACTTCAGGTTGGTGATAGGGTTTCGTACAGTTCACCATCTATTAATGAGACTTATTACGTTAACAAAATAAGTGGTATACTTAACCTATCAGATGGCTTTAAGCAAACCATTGATGTAGGTAAACGAACGATCCAAAAGTTCTTCACAATCGGAGTAAGCACAATTGGTAGTTCAACAGATGTAATAGCACCCTAATATGGTAGACCAAGAAACAATCAATAACATGCTCGATAACATAACAGATCCTAACCAAAGGGATCTATTTGGGCAGATAATCAGAGGGGATATATCCCAACAGGTTAAATGTAACTCTGATGATTGTGGTGGCCGTGTTATCGGTAGAAAGACTGTATCTGGCACATGGATAGATGATCCGCTAGAAGAAGAGGGAGTACCCGTTAGTGGCCTTAAGTCTACTAGGGAACGTCTCGACGGCACTCTAGGCTTCCAGTGCTGGTGTGGTAATAATACCCTAGTAGCCAGTACAGAAGAGGGAATCATTACAGCCAACGTACCTTCAAAAGAAGATTTGCTTAAGATAGCCCAGAATATCAAAGACAGTGATGTCGAAGATCGAAAAGAATTTACAGTAGAGGATTTATAATATGGCATACGCTTCATGGAGTGTTGTATACGGGGAAACGCCAAGTGCATCTAAATGGAATATCTTAGGTACTAATGATGCCAGCTTCAACGATGGAACTGGTATAGCTGATGGGGCTATCCTTCCAAAAGCATTAACTACAGGCACAGGTTCATCTTGGGTCTGGCAGAGCTGGACTCCATCATTCACAAACATAACTGTTGGTAGTGGTACTTTGACTGGTCATTACTTACAGGTCGGTAAGATAGTCTACTGTAGGTTTTCTTTTGTACTTGGGAGTGGATCTTCAGTTGGTACTAACCCTACTGTAACACTACCAGTCACAGCTAGAGCATATACTCAGAGAACACAGATAGGTCTAGTTGATATAGAAGATAGTGGTACAGCTAACTATTATGGGATGATCTCTAAGGGTTCATCCACAACTGTAGCTGATATTAATGCTATAAACGCCGCTGGTACATATGCCGCCAGAGGTGGCATAACAAGCACTACTCCAATGACTTGGACAACAGGTGATTGGATCACGGCTCAATTCATGTACGAGGCAGGATAGTATGGCAAGTAACAGCACAAAGAAACAGGTTGGAGCACTAGACTATTGACTTTGTAGTTATGCTTACCGTACAATGCACGGTAGGCAAAACTTAACGAAAGGGATAATATGTCTAAAAAGATTAATAAAGAGGTGCTATTATTAGTACTAATAACAATAGTAGGTATAATTATGGCATCGCAATCAGGGACACCACAGAAAAACACCCTCAGTGGTGGTTTGACATTAGACCAGGGTAATAATCAATTACTAGGTACGGACGAATCTAATCTAGCCAGGTTGCTTATTCAGGCAAACTCCAGTGGCTTCAATATGAAGGTGTCACAAGATGGAGCTGACGTCAGAACGGCAGATGACGTAGACCTCGTATTCAACAGCGATAGAAATTTATTTAAAATAATAGATAGATTTGATGTTACAGTAGCGTCAGTGACTACTACTGCTGGTAACTCAAATGGTACGAGTGCAACAATAGATTTAAGCAGTTATGATCAGTCTGTAGTAATACTGCCTATAGCAAGAAAAGCATCCTACCCTAGCTTTATATGGCAAGGAACTCAAGGAGTAAGTACTGCGGTTGCGTCTGGCGGTATCGCTGGTTGGCAAGTGCTAAACGATTACTCGACAACATTTACTGGATTGGGTACTATGCAACTAACGAGAACTTTGATAAACGCGTCTGGTTCGTCAGTTACAGATCCAGCATATAATGTTACTGTTTACGTTCTACAGGAAACGATACAATAGGCGTATTAAGTTACTTTTGAGACAATGGCGGTAATATTTGATGCCCCAATTACAACATGATAAGATTATAGACAAAGTATTAAAAGATCTAATAATGGCTGAACCAAAGATTGTCCAACCAAAGATAAACGCAGAACTAATCTACTATCAACTAACAGAGATTAAATCTGAACTAGGAGAGATCAAGAAAGGTTACGTTACTAAGACCGAGTCTCAAGCTCTAAAAGCAGAAATAGCTGGGCTAAGAGAAGAACTTAGACAGAGTAATGATGAGACTAAGGATCAAATCAATACTCTAAAACGTAAGAGTGCTTTCCAATCATTCCTATATCCAACACTATCAGCAGGCTTTACGGCTGTTTTTACTTATCTTCTTATAGAAGCTTTGCAAAACAAGTGATATGGAACAAGTAATACCATTTGACGTTAACAAAGCTGGTACTACTAAATACTTATGTCAGACAAACGTCCGTAAAGGATACGGGATAGGCCCTAAGTATCCATCAGCTCTAGCCGACTGGCAACACAACCAACAGCATAAAGACCGCAACTTCCCTTCTGGTGTATCTGTACCCGTTTATTTCAACTGGACAGGCACAGTGGATGGGATCAAGAAGAATTGGGGTCATGTAGCTGTAAGTCTACCCGATGGGAGAATATGGACTGATGGGCGATACTACAACAATGTAGTCACTCTAATGTCCAACTATTTATCTGGTGGCAATCCTAGCTTCTTGGGCTGGGGAGAATCAGTTAATAGTGTTAGAGTAATAAATGAAAAGGAGCAAACGAATATGCCAAGCTTAGTTAAAGATAATATGGATGTAGCAAGGATGATGATGGTCGGTATACTTGGCCGTAAGCCATACGATGTCCACGTTCTACATAAGGATGATGAATACCTAAAGGGTAAGGCTAACTATTCACTAGAACAGCTTGCCAGAGAGCTATACGCTAGTCCAGAAGGCAAAGACTTTGAGAAAGCTCTTCAAACTACTAAAGTTCTTGAGCCTGGGACATATATTGTAAAGTGAAAACCATAAGAGTATTATCTAGTTATGACAAAATTTAAAGTAAACCTCCCAAAACCAAGCAAGGTCACTAATGACCAGCTTTATAAGATCGCTAAGACAGCTTGCTACCTAGCAGTATCTACATTTATTAGTGGTCTAATCGCTCTAGTACAGAATCAACCAGAGATGTTTGGGGCTTATCTCCCAGTCGTCAACGTAGTCCTAGTGGCTTTAAAACAGGTATTCACTCAAGGGGAGAAGTAAGATGGCTACTCCAGACCAGAACCCAATGCCTGATATAAAAATATTTAGGTCTCCTGTGGACATTGTATGTGGCTGTATAGGCCGTTTTGCTACAATGTTGCCATCTAGCTCAGATCTTAGCTTAAGTGAGCACAGAGGGGCTTCTGAGATGCTTGACGAGGCATTAGATGATGACCAAGGAGTCTTAGAGTTTGAACCAGACCCTAATAGTTGGGATGTAGTGTAATGTTAAAGCCAGACGAGGTCAGAGAGCCATTTAGCTCTGAATTAATAGAAATAGATGGAGTTCCTACCATCATACCTATTCTTGGCGTACAGTTTGGCGAGACAGCACTCAAACTCCACTACTGGAATTCAACAGTGCTTTTATTCGGCAATAGCCAGCTAAACCATGTTGAGTATAAGGGTGATGGTGCTAAGAAGGGCATTAAGTTTGATCCTGACATGATCGGAGCATTCAGAGAGATGCACTACCCTACATACTTTAGACCTTTCCCAGATGAGGCTACACTAGAATGGTACGCTAAGATACAGATGGCTGAACTTGAACGAGATATAGATCAACTGTAAAATTGTAATAGAGAAGACAACAAGACGCCGTATCCTAGGGGCGTCTTTCTTCTCTATGTTAATATCAAGATACTACCCTCCAAACCACCCTGGGGGATAGTGCTTATCTCTCAACTATCAGAAATCAAGGCAGGGAGTTGTAGACGTTGAGTGAGTATCTCTGTCAGAAGCCACACGCTGGGAACTACAGTAAGTGGCTTTTTCCATGTGGTAATATTTAAACAGAAGCGTATCCCCAGCTTAGTACATATGGGTTAAACGGGTAAGTTTTTTCATTAAACTTCAAAATATACAACACAGAAATAGGATGACTCTGAATTCTGGCACTCTCTCTCAAATAAGACAAATCGCAAATGAGCATAGTTCTTTGGTAGAATATAGTACGGACGGGGAGCAATGTAGACATACCTTTCGTTAAGTCTCGTTTACATTGTCCGTACACTTGGCCACTCCGCTTGGGGTGGTCTTTTTGATATACTGATAGTGCAGGTCTAGGTTAGTTAAGAAAGGTTAAGTATGGCACAGATAAGTAAGGATCACGATGTGAAGATGTTGGTAGGGAGGCTTCTAACATATATAGATGCTACCTATACAGACAAAGAACAAAGAGAAGCACAGAAATCACTTGTAAGAGTTCTCGTTTACGAGTGGTATAACCAGATAGCACGAGAACAAGATCCAGACATTCCTCAAGGTATACCAAATACCGACAAGGTTGGTCCTAAAGTAAATTAAATCGTACTAGACCTGCGATTTTGTGATATTATATAGACACTTGTCGACCAACAAGTAGTGGAGTCACCTCTTCTGGGGTGACTTTTTGATGTTATACTGACGATATGATTAAAGCTGAGGGTATTATCCATAGACAGGTAGTAGACTATCTACGCTACCAGTACCCTAACATCCTATTTAGGTCAGACTATGCCGCAGGTATGAAGATGACTATGGGACAGGCTATGCAACATAAACGTCTTCAAGCTACTAGAGGCTGGCCTGACTTATTCCTAGCTTATCCAAACAAAGGTAAGCATGGTTTATTCATCGAGCTTAAAGCAGACAATGTAAGCCTTTATTTAAAAGATGGGTCACTAACTACCAATCCTCATATTAGAGAGCAGGAGGAGGTCTTAAAATGGCTCAGAGAGCTAGGATATGAAGCAGTCTTTGCTAAAGGATATGACCAAGCAGTATCAATAATAGATGATTATATCGGTCTTGGAGATTCTGATAGTGATGAGTTATATTAATGAGTAAGCTTGTTTGTTCGCACTTTCAAGCCCAACAGTTTCCAAACAAAGAGAAACCTACTCGTTAAAGTAGGTAATGTTTGTTCGCTTAGTTATATCTTATATAAGGAAAATGATTAAGTCAATACTGTTAAATCAACTAATACATGTAGTTAGGGGACTCTAAAACCTCAGAGAAATAGATAAGTCTATATAGAATTAAAGAGTAAGATCAGAATAAGTAAATCCAGGCAATGAGTAACACGCAACCTGGTCCTAATAAGATCAATCTCTTTTAGAACAACATCAGAAGGACAGGCTATCAAAGATTAAATGGAGGGGTAGTCAAGTTACTAAAGGTAGTAGTACCAGAGTATGCTGATAGTTTCTTAGCTAGTTAATGTTCTAAGTATTAGGAGGGTACATGTCTTAATAAGTATTAGGACAGTGACCTCCCTATTGACATAGATATTAAATAACTGATAGACTATACCCATTCTAGATAACATCGCAATATCTAGAGTAAGAAGTAAAGTAACCTTAGTGTTCGCCCCTTATCTCGATCCAAGAGAGTGGGGCTTTTTTAGTACCTGTGGAAAAGTCAGTAGAAATAGTGAGAAGTAATGCTTGACTTGTGCTTATCCTTACTATACAATCAGAGCTACGAAACCAATTAACGAAAGGTAAAAGATGAGTAACAAGCAAGCAATAGCAGCGATAATATTACTAGCCTATATAGCTATAACTGTGACAAGAATTGAGTACAAGTTATGGTCTAAGGACTACGACGAAAAGCAACGTAAGGGTTAACGAAAGGTAAAGTATGCGAGTATTTAATAAGAAGCACCAGTATAGCTTGGGAGAAGACGTACTCTACAATGAGGCAGTCTACCAAGTAGTTGATACTGATATACATGACTATGCTACAAGGCTAGTATGTACACACTTTGAAGATGATGGAGAGCATTGCAAGAACTGTACAGCAGAGTTCTTAGGTATGCAGGAAGACGAAGACGGTATCATGATCCCACAATGGGGGCCTGGATTTACTGATAAGGAGGAGATACAGCTATGAAGATACGTTTAATGAGAAGCTGGGAGAAGCAGGAAGAGGAACGCTGTAGAGATATGGAGAACCTTAGAACTATCCAGGTAGCAGAACGTGATGTGATAAAAGAACTTACTGGTATTACTAAGATACCTTTAAGATGGACAAGTAAGAAAGCTCATTTAATAGTAAAGGTGGTTTAAGATGTACGTTGATTTAGGAGAAAGCGAGCAGAGCGAAGAGATGATACTTAAGGTTAAGTCTTGGTCTTCTATGCGGAACTGTCATATGTGTGAGACACCTAACGGCAGGGTAATAGCAGTGGATCTAGAGGTAGATGCTACCTTAGATAAGAGGATCACTAAGCCTGAGAGCTTAATCGGTAGAGAAGTAAGGGTAGAATATGTGCATCCCTACGAATACATTGCCCATAATGTTAAGTTACTAAAGAAAGACAATGCAGGATCTAGAAACTAACCCAGAATTCCTAAACCATATAGCTATGTGTTTAGACTTAGGACTTGATCCTGAGAACCCTAAGCTAGAGTGGGTAGAGCCTATAAACACAATGGAAAGAGACACTCCTTGGCTACACGCATGGCAACAGAAGCAACACGATAGTGATATAGATATGGAACAGAGAGATAGGTTCAACCCTAGGATCAAAGGACTACCACAGATAGAAGTTAATAATATAGTGAGGTAAAGATATGGCGAAGAACAGAAGATTTAAGAGACAGTACCTCATAAATATTGAGGGCATCACCACTAATGACTTTGCAATAGAGTTGATGGAAAAGACGCTAAAGAACCTGGAAATCAGCCTAGACACTTGGTTCAAACAAATCAGTGTAACTATTGAGCCTGTGGAAAAAGTAGAAGAAAATAAGGCTTGATTATTGCTTAAGGTTACTATACAATTAAAGACACATAAAGATTTAACGAAAGGTGATTTATGGCAAAAGAGGGAGTTATCAGTATACATGGCAAGGATAGGGAGTATATCCTATTTGACGATGGTGTTATGTATTCTGTTCGTAGACTAAACCCCACTGTATCTAAACAGACTGGTTATCAGGTGGTTGGCATGGGCAGGGGAAATGTTAAGTACCTACATGAGCTTGTGCTGGAAAACTTTGTGTCTAAGCGACCTAAAGGAACTCAGGCATCTCATAAGAATGGTATAAGGACTGATAATAGGGTAGAGAACCTGTGCTGGGAGACTCCGAAAGCAAACACCGCTAGACAGGTGGGTCATGGTACTAGGTTAAGGGGATCTGGTAGGCACAATTCAGTCCTAACAGAAGAGGTAGCAAAGCAAATAGTAAAAGAACATCGGGGACTTTATGGAGATAACACCAACCTGGGAAACAAGTATGGAGTATCACCAAATACAATAGCCGATTTAGTAAAAGGGAGGACATGGAAATGGATAAAGACACAGGAATAGTAAAGATTCACAACAAGGAATATCACACTGTAGCCAAACGTGTAGATACCTTTAGAAAAGAATACGGGCAAGACTACTCTATTGAGACAGAGATTGTTTCAGCTGATGAGTTGATTGTAGTTATGAAAGCATCTATCAAGACCAAAGATGGCTTTATCGTGGCTACAGGACATGCAGAAGAGGTTAGAACTGCAAGTATGATTAATAAGACATCTGCACTAGAAAACTGCGAGACAAGTGCTATAGGACGGGCTCTAGCATCATTCGGGTTAGCAGGTACAGAGTTTGCCTCAGCCAACGAAGTTGAGCAAGCTATCAGTAACCAGAGCCAGCCAGAAGTTGTTAAGGCATACCAAAGCCCACGCAAAGCAACAGTTGGTGATGAGTTAACTAAGGCAAAGTCTGAGATACTAGCCAAGTATAAAGAGTCTGGTAAGGATTCAGGTAAGTTCAAAGACTTTCTAATAGAGACTATAGGAGTAGCTGAAGTATCTAACATAGTAGACGCTAATACAGTATTGGAGGCTCTAAATGGCTAACGTAGAAGACTTAATACTCCAAGCATACGCTAGAGATCCTAAAGTTGTAGATGAGGACTGGTACTTAATAGGAGCTGTGTGGAAGCTGAGTGGATGGGATGACGACAAGACTTTGTTTGAAAATCTAAAACATTCAATTAACCCAGAGTCTATTACTAGAGCTAGGAGAAAGCTACACGAACAAGAGAAGATCAAATACTCTAAGGACGCCGAGAATAGAAGATACGAGCAGTACAAAGAGAAGACCGATCTGTACGCTTACTATCCACACGCTGATGAAGGTTATGTTGAGAGGGCAGATGGAAAGAAATTTGAGATAGAAGTTGATCACGATACTAACACAGTCAGATTTTTATAAGGAGACACTATGACTAACAACCTAAAAGAAGAGAAACACTTAGCGAACTACGAGATACAACTTTATGACGGCACTTGGACTACTCTCGAAGCCCTCATTAACCAGAAAGAGAAAGAAAAGGAGATAGAAGTTCTAGAACACTTTGAAGGGAGAGATCAGTACTACATTGACGATACAAATTGGGTATTTGTAGAAGATAGAATCAAACAACTCAAAGAAGAGCTTAACAAGGAGGAACAATAATATGAGTAAAGATAGGAATATATTTGGTCTACTCTGGAAGATGTACCACGAACTAAAGGACGAAGAAGAGGACTACGAGAACTCCACTAGAATGAGAGACGACAGAGGAACGATAATCAGCCGTTATGCTAGTATGCTTGATGACCGAATAGAGAACAGTGGTTATTCACGTTCAGTAGACTCTCTTAAACTATATACAGACGAGCAACTACAGGCGGAGTTAGACAGTAGAAGAGAAGGAATAGTAGAGGAGGATTAGTCTATGAACACACATAAAGAACCAGTAACAAGAGAACAGCTACTCAAAGTACTAGACCCTTACGCCGACAGCGAAGAAATTTACATTGATACAAAGCTGAAGTTCGTAATAGATAGCCTAATGGAATATCTCGAGCCGAAGGGGGTTGACTCAATACCCTACTGTAAGAGCTGTAGGGCTATCATAGAGAAAGAAAACCACTCAGACGGCTGTCCTGAACTAGCTCCTTTAGAACCCAAAGAAGACAGAGAGATGTGTATGTGTGGTCTCCCTCAAAGTAGCCCTAAGCCTCACGCACATTCAGTAGTAGAACCCACCCCACCATCTCAAATAGAAGAAGAAGGCCTAAGTACTCTGGCTAAAGCTGAGGTTAAGCTAGAAAGGATGAAAACTATTCAGAGAGTAATCAATACCCTGAAAGACCAGATCGACGAACTGTTTGAGGAGTCAGCCAAACTGCTAGAAGACTTAGAAGCAATTAACAAACTAACAAAGGAGTAAAACATTATGAGATTTGTATTAAACAGCAACGATAAGAACCTAGCAGACATAGAGTTTGCACCATTCACCCTATGGGAGAGGATTAGGTTAGCCTATCACTTTCTGTTCGGTAAAGATTTAACCATTTCAGGGCTTGAAGATCTAACAAAGGAAAAGGAGTAGACCATGAAAGACATAACACCATCAGAACTAGTAAGGGCACTTGAGAAACACACAGGACTAATATATGACGACTACGAATACGATGGAGAAGAGGAAATCAGTGTTGAGAGGATTAAGAACGTAGTAGAGATCCTAGACGATGTGGAGTGGGCAAAGAAGAACGCTGAAGAAGCCGAGAAGAGATATCTAAAGCTATATGGCGAGTTAGTTGAGAAAGGGTTAGAAGACGGTACTCGAATAGTAGAAGAGCTGGAAGTCCCCACTGGTAGCACTCTTACTGTTGAAGGTCCACTGATCTTTTTAGGACAGCTTAGAGCAGATGGGACACTCAACATGCTCCCGTCAAAGAAGAAGGAATAACCTATGGATAAGACATTAACACTGGATCAGATTCTAGAAGAACTCTTCTATACGGGTAGTGGGCAACCTACTGGAGATGGTTTGTACCCAACAGACGTTAAGAAAGCCCTACAAGAACTCGTTAAGGAAGCGATACCGCAGACTAAGAAAGAAGAGGCTGGTATTGAGAGAGGTATGCTAAATAGAAGGATAGGCTATAACAGTGCTATAGAAGATATTACTAAGGCGTTAAGGGAGAAAGGATTATTATGAGAAGAGTTAGAATAGGCAGGTATGGGATAGTGGTAGACAAACTAAACAAACCTACAATAGGCATAACAAGAAAGCGTAGCGGATATGCTAACTTTCTATTTATAAATTTATATCCAGTCAGTGTCGGATTGTTCAAAAAGAAAGGTAAATAACTATGTCTAATAATCAAACATCAGAAGAGTTCTTAGATGAGGTGCTAGATGACTTCTTTACAATAGGTACAGAAAGGAGAGTGTCAGAGCTAAAAGAAGCCATACTCCAACACTTCCAACAAGAACAGGAGAGGGCTAGGTTCAGAGTTGAGTCGGTTAAGTTTGAGTTCGATGATAGAAACTTTAATAGCCTAGAGCCTATAGAAAACAAACGTGGATTGGTTAGTGTAAAGTTTACCGATGGCACTCACGCTGGTTTGCCCTGTACAAGGGACACACTAGAGGACTCTATAGCGAAGATAATGAATACTAAGCTAGGTAAACCTGTAAAAGAACTTAAAACCTATACTCAATCAGAAGTAGATAGATTGACTAGAGAAGCAGTTAGGAAAGAACAACAAACGCTATTTGATAATAGATGCAAGATCATCATTCCTCCTGGAGGACACTTTGGCTGGGAAAACTCTGGGGACAAAGATTATGTGGTAGAGTACATCAACCCACAAACTATCAAGGGACGCATAGATGGTACTCACACTTTCCTGAGCGAGCCTATCAAATGGGGGGATGCTAACTGGAAAGGTAGTGAGGAACTATCTAAACAAGAAGGGAGTAAATAATATGACTAAAACTAAAGCAAACATAATAATCGCAGTAAGTTCAATCTTACTAGTATTGGGTGGATTTGCACTCGGAGCAAAGACAACACAGGGAACAGTACAAAATCAGTTACAGGTAGAATGCACCTACCCCTATGGCAAAGATGGATTCTTAACTAATAACTGTTATGCACTAATAAACATGGCACTAAAGGCTGGCTTCAAAGTAAGCCACGATGAGGTAAGACCAGATGGATCAGTAACATTTGTAATTAAGTAAGAAAGGACAAAACATGGCGGGAACACATGAAGGAGCGTTAAAGACATCTAAGATAGTAAAAGAAAAGTACGGTGAAGACTTCTTTGGAGTGATAGGCTCTAAAGGTGGTAAAGCAAAAGTACCCAAAGGCTTTGCAGTTAGTGGTAAAGGATCTGAAGCTGGCCGTGTTGGTGGGGCTAGGAGTAGTCGTAAGACAGAACTCACCAAGAAGGAAATAAGAGAACTCAAGAAGTTAAGGTCTAAAGAGCACCTAACATGGCATGAGATAGCTGACAGAATGGGGTATTCATATAATGTAGTACGCAATAGATACATAGAAAATGTGCATAACTATGTTAGATATGAACGATAGGTATTGACTTTGTAGTAACCATAAGCTATACTCCTAAGTACATTAATTTAACGAAAGGTAATGTATGAAAAAAACTAAAACAAAAAAACAAAGTAACTTTAAGCCAATGGTTGCTAAGGTATTCTACCTAGCAGTAACAGCATCAGAGCTTGGAGCGATCCTAACTCTAGCACTTGTAAAAGGAGAAACAGCAGGTACAGTAGCAAAGATAATCGCAGTACCTCTAGCTATGGACTTCTTTATAAGAGTGTTCGCTATTACAAAGCCATTCTTTAAAAGTGAATAATATGACAACAATAATACTAGCGTTCGTGTTCTTCGTTTGTTACCTTGGCTACAGTATGTTTAAAGCAGGGGTCAGATTAGAGAATACGAAACGTATGAATGATAGATTGAACCGATTAGAAAGCAAATATAAAGCATTGGAGAAGCTATACCTTGATCTAAATAAAAAGATTAAGTAGTATAAAGACACGCCTATGGCACAGACAATCGAATTAGAACCAAGCTCGGTTAAGAGATTGTTAGGATTAGCACTACTGTCAATTGCCTTAATCCTATCAGTCTCAACATTTACCGACAAAAGAATTACGCTAGATACTAGCCACAGTTCAATCAAGCTTAAAAGTATTGGTACTCCAGTATATGCTGACGCTGTGCCTGAGATATTAGTGCCTGTAGAAGCACCAGAGCCAATCTCAGAGCCTAAACCAGCCGAAGTAGTACAAGCGCCAGCTCCAGTCGTGGAAGCCCCTGTGGTCGCTCCAGCACCGCCAAAGCCTGTAGTTAAGCCTAAACCAGCACCTACCCCATCAGATCACGCATCCTTGATGGCTCAAGCTGGAATAAGCTTATCAGACTATGGACACGTCGAGTATATCATCCAGAAGGAATCAGGCTGGAGGCATTCAATCAAGAATAAGTCTAGTAGTGCATATGGTCTATGCCAGACTATGCTATCAATACACCCAGTGCCAGCAGATTTTAAGACCAACCCTGTGACTCAACTCAAGTGGTGCAACGATTACGCAATTAGAAGATATGGGAGCTGGTCAGCCGCTGCGGGCTTTTGGAGAGCTAATAGGCACTGGTAGTATTACCATGCGTCACCATGTATACTATAGGTATGTATAAGATTATAACCGAGTTCCCAAATTATCAAGTTAGTGATGACGGTCTCGTCATGAATATTAAGACAGGCCATATATTAACCCCAGTTACTAAGAACGGGTATTATGGCGTTAGGCTTAGTAGGGATGGACGATCAATATACAAATCTTTACATATCCTAGTCTACGAGGCGTTCCATGGGATTAGGAGTAAAGGAATGCATATCGATCATATCAACGGAGTTAGAACTGATAACAGAGCCTCTAATCTCAGAGAGCTTACACCACAGCAAAACAACGCCAATAGGCTGAACCTAGTTAGGGGAGAAAATGTGAACACGTCAAAGCTATCTCCAAGCCAGGTAATAGAAATAAGAAGTCGTAGAGCTAAGGGAGAATCTACACTCAGTTTGGCCAGGGAGTTTGGGATAGCTAAGTCTTCCTGCTTAAGAATAATAAGTGGAAAGAGTTGGTCTCATTTACCTATCAGCCCAGTTAATGATGTTTGGCACGACCCCAAGAGCACGGGTGGTATGAGTGGTAAGAAGCTCAGAGATAAGTACGGCTCAGATTATTTTGCGAAGATAGCTAAAGGAAAGAAATTTAAGAAACACTGCGATACATGCAGTTGTGGGGAGTAAATATGGCTCTATATATCTTATTGAGGTACATAGGTAACTTCTTACCAGCTAAGAAACAACCCGATCTTAACATTAAATACCCCATGAAATTTGAGGGGTATGGTGCAAAAGGTTATAAAGTGCTTGACATTTCCTAATATCTTTGATACAATAGTAACTATCCAATCTAACGAAAGGATAAGACACTCTCAGTGTTTCGGAACTCATCAAGGTTAGATCAACCTTATGGCCAAAAGCCTTAAACGGAGTCCCAGCGTCTGAAAAGGAGTGTCTTTTTGCTATGTGATATTATAGAAAACAAGATATAACGAACCTCATAAATGAAGATTTCATACGTTGGTAATAGAAGGAACACTGCCTCTGATGGCCTTAGTTTCAATACAGAAAACCATGTTGCCTTAACCCTTGAGAAGCTGGGGCACGAAGTTAACTTTATACAAGAAGACGAGATAACTCCTGGTAGCTTACCAGATAGAGTGAAAGGGTCTGATATATTCTTATGGACTCGCACCTGGCCTGGGATAGTTACCCTAGAAGACCTAGATGCGATTAGAGAAATGGGTATACCCACAGCGTCTTTCCACCTAGATAAGTATGCTGGTATTCAAAGGGATGGTGGCATAGGGACTGATGTGTTTTGGAAGACTGACTACGTTTTTAGCCCTGAAGGTAGCCCAGAGAGTAAAGAAATATTTGCGGGGCATGGCATTAACCAATTCTACCTACCCGCTGGAGTATTCGAGCCTGAGTGCTACCTAGAAGAGCCTGTAGATCACTTTAAGCACGATGTGGTATTCGTGGGCGGTGGCGTTGATTACTCACACCCTGAGTGGCCATATAGGGCACAACTTGTTACTTGGCTGAAAGATACATATGGTGATAGGTTCGGTAAGTATGGCCATCCAGAACGTACTGTAAGAGGTAGGGAGCTTAACCAGCTGTATGCGAGCTGTAAGATCGTAATAGGTGATTCTCTATGCAAGGACTTTAAGGACAGTTATTACTGGTCTGATCGAGTATATGAAACTATAGGGCGTGGTGGGTTTATGATCCACCCGTACATTAAAGGGTTAGAAGAAGAGTTTGTGGATGGGGAAACTATAGTCTTCTATGAATTTGGTAACTTCGAACAACTAAAAGAGAAGATTGACTATTATTTAGAACATCCAGAAGAAAGAGAAAAGATAAGAATGGCAGGGCATGAGTTTGTGAAGAATAACGCTACATACACACAGAGATTAAAGAGTATGCTAAACCATATTGCTGACGCCAACAAAATGGTTTCAACAGAGGTGCAAGAGCCAATCAAAATCAACCTTGGCTCTGGTAACGATCCGCTTGAAGGACATATCAACGTTGATATGCTAGAGCGTAATGATGTTGATGTAGTCCACAACCTAATGGACTTCCCGTATCCATTTGAGGATGGATCTGCAAGCCATATCAAGGCTATTGATGTACTGGAGCACCTAGATAATTACACGGATGATAAAAAACCAGCGATCATGGAGTTTATGAGGGAGTGCCACCGTATTCTACAGGACGGAGGAGAGCTATATGTCCAGACTCCTAGCTGGGATAGTGATGTATTCAAGATAGATATAACCCATGTGAGAGGATTCCACCCAAAGAGCTTCGACTTCTTTGATAAGGATACTTGGTACGGTCAGATTCGAGGGTTTTATGATGGCCCAGAGTTCAAGGTGAGCTGTAAAGAGTTGGAGAATGGTAACTTACAATTTACCATGATTAAGAGATGAAGTACGCCTGTGTAATCCCTTATGCGTATTTACCCTATTTTGAGGAGTTCAAGGCTACACTAAAGATCCCAGAAGAGAATTGCTTATTTGTTGACGATACCAACCCTGTAGGTGGTATGGGGATAATGAAAGCACATAACATGGGGCTAGAGTTTGCTAGATCTAAGGGTGCAGACTTCTTAATAGTAATGAGTGCTGGTATAAGATTTGGTGAGGCTGGAGGGCTAGACTTTATAGAGATACTGGAGAGTAGACCAGACACTTTTATCTTACATGGAGAAGGTAGATGGACTGATCCTGGCACTGGAGAGGAAAAGATACAGGCTTTAGGTTGGCATTTAACAGCATTTAGGATGGAAATATTCGATAAGGTCGGAGGATGGGACGAAAACTTCTCACCCTATAGCCTAGATGATACTGATTTAACTCTTAGGATGATGAAGGGTTTTCCAGATAGGTACAAGGTTGAAACAGTGCCTTGTGATATGAGCCATTCAAGTACTTCACATAGCATAACCAAGGCTGGTGTTAAGGCTGGCTACCACCCAAGGAATAGTTATTTTACCCGTAAATGGGGCAGAGATGGTGGAGAATGGCAGAGCAATGGCTACGCTACACCCTTCAATATATACGGAGCTAGGCTTGACTACTGCCCTACGCCTGACGATCCCTTATCTATTTGGCAAGTTGAGTATAATACTGGAGGATATGAGTATGACAACTAAGATGGTTAACGTAAAAGTGAATGGTAAGTGGGATATATTGCTCCCAGACCATCGTGCGGCCCGTCCAGAGTGGACTTCAGAGTCAGGGTGGGAGAAAGCCCGTCTTGACCATATAAACGCCACTACGAAGCCAGGAGATATTATTTACTATGTTGGTGCTGAAGAGGGAGATATGTCTGGTTTGCTTGCTCAGTGGGGTGCAGTAGTAGTAATGTTTGAGCCTAATCCCCTAGTCTGGCCTAATGTTAAGGCTATCTGGGAGGCCAATCAGCTTGATACGGGAGTCGTGTACGATGGCTTTGCTTCAAGTATAGACAGTGAAGACTGGCAGTCGGGGTTAACTACAATAGAGGACATAGAGGGCGAAATGATACCTGACCACGGATTTAAGAACCTATGTGAAGTCGATGGAACTATCCCCCAGGTGAAACTCGATACTTACTCGGACTTCTTTGGCATTTTCCCAGACATGATCTCTATTGATGTTGAGGGGGCAGAGTTTGAGGTACTAAAAGGTGCAGAGAAGGTAATAGATGAACACCATCCTAGAATTTATTTAAGCCTACACCCTGAGTTCCTATGGCAGATATATGAAATATACTCCAATGATGTAAGGCAATGGCTTCGAGACAAGGGGTACAAAGAGACCTTACTTGACTATCAACATGAAGTTCATTTAGTGTATGAGTATGAAAAGTAAACGGGTTCTATTAACTGGTGCTAGTGGCTTCATTGGATCTGGTGTACTTGCTTATCTGCTAGAAAAGACAGACTGGAATATTACTTGCACATGTTCTTTTAGGCATAAAGGTAGCCCTACAAACCTAACCTTAGACGATAGGGTAGAAATTGTTTACCACGATCTTAGAGGATCTATACCCGACTTAGGAGACTTCGACTATATACTTCATTTAGCCTCTGAGAGCCATGTAGATAGGTCTATAAGCGATCCTGTGAACTTTGTCGAGAATAACATCAGCTCAACCCTACAGGTGTTGGAATATGCCCGAAAACACGTTCCAGAAGTATTTATTATGTTTAGCACTGATGAAGTATATGGTGCTAATGCTCACGAAGAATGGGATGTACTACTACCATCTAACCCTTACGCCGCCTCAAAAGCATCTCAGGAAATGATCTGTATAGCCTACTGGAAAACGTATGGTCTACCAATTGTTATAACTAACTCTAACAATATAGTCGGGAAGAATCAGGATAAGGAGAAGTTCTTACCTAAGATTATTGATAAATTGAATAAAGGCGAAAAGATCACCATTCATACTTCTAACGGGAAGCCTGGTACACGCTACTACAACCCTGTCCAGAATGTAGCTGACGCTTTGCTTTATATTCTTAATATCAAACCAACTCTCTACAGCCTAGATGTTGACCGACCAGACCGCTATAGCCTACCTGGTGGAGAAGAACTTGATAATCTCCAGATGGCACAGATGGTTGCAAAAGCGATGGGCAAAGAATTAGACTACGAGTTAGTTGATGCTGAATCTGTACGACCAGGATATGATACTTTCTATCCTAAGACAGACGGCAAGCTAAGTGAGTTAGGCTGGGAAGCTCCTTACACTTTTGAAGACGAACTAAAGAAACTTATAAATGACTAACGTAGTATGGCTATCATTCCACGAAGATGTCCTCGCAAGAGGGTATTGGGATGACGCCTTGCTAGAAGATCTTTTGTCTTATGGGGAATACAAACACTTTTACACCACTGCTGATGTACCAGAAGGTGAGGGGGCAATTGTTAAGATTAATGGACGTACACATACTAGCCCTGAAGATATTGAAAAGATAAATGAAGAAATAAATAGATTACCTTGGGTTTTATTCATGGAAACTGGAGACGAAGAGTCGCTATTCCCTTGGCGTGAGATTAAACATCCCCTAATGAAAGTCTGGATCATGCTACCTAAACTTAATATGCACGATGACGTAGCATTCAGGATGCCTAACGGTTATACAACCGATACCAGAAAGTACCTAAGAGAAATTGGTAGAAAAGAGAGAGACATAGATGTATCTTTTGTTGGTCAGAAGAATCACCCTAGGCGAGATCAATGTGTAGAAGCATTAGATGGCTTACAGGGTTACTCAAAGTTCAGGGTGGCTACAGATGCTTTTGGTAAGTTGGAGTTAAACAGAGAGGAGTATATGGATATTCTCGCAAGATCCAAGGTTGTTCTTTGTCCATCAGGTGTTGAATCACCAGACAACTTTAGGCTATATGAGGCACTAGAGGCTGGATGTGTACCAATTGTTGATGCTTTTAGCACTAAACATCAAGCTCCTGGCTTCTGGGGTATTGTATTAGGTGATGACCTACCGTTCCCAATCGTCAATTATTGGGATGAATTGCCAGCTGTATTGCCTGAGTTGATAGCTAATTGGACTGAAATATCTAACAAATGTTATGCTTGGTGGCAGTTTTTTAAGCGTAATATGAGAGTCAGATTAGAAGACGATGTAAAGGAACTTGCCAGATGAACAAAGATATAACAGCGATAGTATGTCTATCTCCAATCCCCACCTATCCAAGCACTGAGATAGTAGATCAGACCGTTGAATCTATTAGAGAAAGACTACCAGACGTAGAGATAATCTTCTGTTTTGATGGTGTACCTGATGCTAAGGCTGATATGAAAGCTGACTACGAAGAGTTCAAGAATAGAATGCTTTGGAAGATCAACCATGAACTACAGCCAGCTACACCTCTAGTCTTTGATACCCACAAGCACCAGTCTGGAATGATGAAAGAAGCAATTAAGCTAGTTAGGACTCCATTGTTACTCTTTATGGAGCAGGACGCACCACTACACAACGATATCCCATTTAATGACCTTATCGAACCTATCAGAACAGGCTACATTAATACCCTACGTTTCCACTTTGAAGCACAGATACACCCTGAACATGAACACTTAATGCTAGACCACAGCCCTATAGATATACTAGGCCAGCCATTCCTACGAACTAGACAGTGGTCACAGCGTCCACACTTATCTAGTACCAACTACTACCGACACATTATTGACACTTACTTTGATGATCAGCCAAGATTCATTGAGCATATACTCTATGGGATTATTTCCGAAGGTGGTGACAACTACGACGAGCATAGACTACATATTTATGCTCCCGAAGGCACGTTAGTTAGAAGCAAGCACTTAGATGGTAGAAGGGCAGGAGCAGACTTTTATGACCCATCAGCATCTTAGACATGGTTTAATCGCCAGGGCAGACAACACTGGTTTAGGAAATCAGACATATGAATATTACCTAGCCATGAAGCCTACAAAGGTTCTAGTTATTGATATTGGGATGTTTAACCAGAATGTTTCTTATCACAACAGATACCCAGACGCTAAAGTTATCTATGGTATGCCTAATGATGATGACATAAGAGAGTTCTTAGAGGGGCTAGACGTGGTCTTTACTGCTGAATCCCCATATAACCCTAACTTATACGATATAGCTCGTGAGATGGGCGTTAAAACAGCCAATCAATACAATTATGAGTTCACTACTTGGTTAGAGAATGAGAACGAACCAATCCCAGATCTATTAATTGCACCTTCTACTTGGTACTTCGATCGTATCCAACAGGTGGCTGAGAGGCGTGGGGTGAAGCATATCCACCTTAAATGCCCTGTTAACAGAGATAGAATACCATATATAGAGCGTGAATCGTTCAGACGATTCTTGCACCCTGCAGGAAAGTCAGCAGCCTACGATAGAAACGGCACTGAGTGTGTCATTGAAGCCAGTCAATATTTAGAGACAGACGCTAAGATTGTAATTAAGTTCCAGGGTGAACAAGGGCTAGGCCATCAAGCTACTAGAACGGTAGATGAGTACAAACAGTTAGTCTATGAGCGAGGCAATCCAGATAAGGTTGAGTTCATTTGTGAAGATACACCTAATTATGAAGATGTATACAAACTAGGGGATGTTCTGATCCTACCTAGACGTTACGGGGGTAATTGCCTACCGCTCAATGAGGCTCTGGCTTCTGGGATGCCAGTAATAATGCCAGACATATCACCTAACCAGCACCTACCGAGAATGTGGCTAGTCCCAGCCAATCATACGGGAGAGGTTCTAGCACGAACTATGGTCGATACTTATTCAGTTGATCCAAGAGAACTAGCTAAGAAGATCGATGAGTTCTATAGAATGGATGGCAATGATGTTATCCTCAATACAAACCTTGCTGATAATATGGCTAGACTAAATTCTTGGGATAATATGAAAGAGAAATACTTGGAGGCATTATGCAGCCTCTTATAACAGTTATTTGTCCATTTACTAGACATTGGGCTGTCGAGAGATGGGTTAATGACTTTATAAACCTTAGCTTTGATAAGGAGCGAACTAACCTATGCTTCATTATTGATATAGATGATCCTAGAATACTCCGTGAATTAAGGCGTTTAGAAGGCTATAGAAGCCTAGAGATACAGTTCAACACGGATAACGACCCTCACGAGGCTCATGTGGCCTCCAGACGGCTCAGAATAGCAGAAGTAATGAACCAGTTTAAACCCTTGATAGAGAAGACCGATGGAGAGATTATATTCGGACTAGAAGACGATACTGTTTTCGAGGGGATGGATGTGAAAAGGCTCTATAACCTTATTGAACTAGATGATGAGGTAGGTTTTGTTGAAGGTGTGCAGTGTGGACGATGGGGAGTTAAGATGATCGGGGCATGGAAAGCTGATGATGTCAACGATATTAGACAGATAGATACATTACTACCTAAAGAAGGATACGAAGAGATAGATGGCGGTGGTTATTATGGCTACGCTACTAGAAGGGAGTTATTCCTGGAACATGAACATGCTTGGAATGGTGAACCTTGGGGGCCAGATGTAGCTTTCGTATTATCTATTAGAAGGAAAGGATATAGATGTTTTGTAGACTGGGAAACGGTATTTAAACATAACGATTTCAACGTATTACTAGACCCCTTAACAGGGCTAGATGCTATAAGGTATACTAAAGATAAGACAGGTAATTGGAATAGATCCGATTTATGAAATTACTCTTAGTTATAGAATCAGAAAAGAATTTTAAAGACATTGCAGATAAAGGTCTGCGAGCTATTGGGCGTTTGGCATACCAGAAAAGAATCTTTGTACCTATTAGACAAGAGAAGAAGTATCGCAAGGCTGTAGATGATGCTAATTGGAACTGGTATCTTATGATGGATCTGGGGATAGTGATATCTGGTCAGAACCCAGATGGTTATTGTAAGGCTAACAACATAGATCTTAAGGTAACAATGCCAGATAACATTTTAGAAGTCTGGTATGGAGAGAAATGGAAGACAGCTAACTTTGAAAAGAGGCTAATAG